TGAGTCTTGCGGCAAGTAAATTGCGTATAAAATGATCAAATTATTGCGTAAGGGTGATAAAAGTTTGCGTAAGAATGATCAAATTTTTAACTCGAGTCGACCGTACATCATAGCAGGAAATTTTAAATTGGCGCGCTATTTGCTTTGCATGAATCCTCCAATTTACAGAGACAGTGAGTTTACTGGAATTCTATATGGCGTTGGAAGGAAACGGACCCCAGCAGTTTGGATCTAAGATGATACGTATCGGCATGCCCGGCATGGCTCAGCCACGATTGTATGCTTGCGGATATCCTGTTCAGATCTATCAATCCACAGGCGTATGCCTTTTCGAGTTTTATTAACTTGCGCTGCATGCGTTTCACGCTGTCTTTTCTGAGCCTGCGATGGGATGGCCATATGCGGTATCCAAGAAAGTCCAGGGCTCTTCCATTATGGATTTGAACCGGGAAAACCTGAGTTTTTCTGTTTGTAAGCAATCGTAGTTGATCCCACAGGAATTCCTCGATTCGGCGCCTCACGAGGTGCAAGTGTGCTTTATCGTGATGGACGACAACAAAATCGTCCATATATCGTACATAAAATCGTTCCCGAAGGCCGTGCTTCACGAACATATCCAACTCGTGGAGATAAATATTAGCGAAGAGCTGAGACGTAAGATTGCCTATCGGGAGTCCTTTAGGAGCAAGGTCTCCGATAACCGCGGTGGAGTCAATGATTTCATCGAGGAGGGACAATGTCCGGCTGCATGCAATCCGGCGCCTGATGAGCCGCTTTAAAATTCCATGATCGATGCTGGGAAAGTATTTGGCGACATCTCCCTTCAATACGCACGAAACCCCGTGCGTGCGCCTCACCCTCCGAATAAGATATTGGATTCTATCGGCTCCGGCATGCGCTCCCTTCCCAACCCGACAGGCATATGAATCAAAAATAAAACGAGGTTCCCAGACTGGTTCGATGATGGCCATGATCGCATGCTGCACTACGCGGTCACGGAATGAGAGCGCGGCGACAACCCTCTCCTTTGGCTCGTACACCTTGAAAAATCTGTACGGCCCGGTTCTGTAGGTCCCGGACAGAAGCTCATTCTGAAGCTGGATCAGGTTCTCCTCCAGGTTGCTCGTGAACGACAGCACCTCAGTGCGATAGCGCTTGTTTCTGCGCGCCGCCAAAAAGGCACGATAGAGATTTTCAAAATCAACGATACAGGGAAATAGATCTTTATAGGTCTTGGCCATGGATCGATTCTCTTGATCGATGATGGCGAAATGGGGAGTTCGATAGCCTACTGTCCCGATTCCGCCTGTTCATGTTTCGGCACTTGGCCGGGGACCAGGCGTCCTTTTGGAGGAGCACCGACTGAAAGGCCATGACCTTGCAGCTTCTCGCATTCCCCAAGAGCGGGGCGAAACCCGATGTTGCTGTTCACGTTCGACCGGGCGTTGTTCAGGTTCAGAGCGAACAGGCCGGCGTTGGAGCCATTGTTCCAGTTGCCGCCGCGGATCGGGAGCCGTATCAACACCTAACCCCTGCACGATTTTATCCAGCCACCCACCATGCGACCGAGCTCATCGAGCTTTTTACTCCACACATCGTACTTATGAAAGGACAGGTACTCGAGCTGCATTGCCATGCGGACTTGTGATCGCAAGACGTCGCATTCGGCATCGAGCTCCTGGAGAGTGGTCTTTTTATAGTAGCGTTTATTACAGACAATGATCAGCCTCAATATGGCCCACATGGTGAGACGGATCTCCTGGCTCAATACGTGCCGCTCGAACTTCGGGAACTGGCGGAGAGCCACATACCCATACCGGATCATATCCTCACATTTCTGCTTGATAATCAAATCGTCCATCAGTTAGCCAGTCTGTCCAGTAAAGGGCGGACTATCGTCCGCCTCATCAGATTGCAGTCACCAGATTTCAGATGACAAAAGCGGGGCGAAACCCGACGTGGCTGCCCACGTTCGACCGGGCGTAGTCCAGGGCCAGAGCGAACAGGCCGGCGCTGGAGCGAAGGGACCAGTCGCCGCCGCGGCGCGGGAGCCGCTCTGAGGAATTATTTATATACATACCCCCGATCAGCCCCGTGGTAACATGCGGAAACAGCAGCAATCGCATCAATATGCCCGGAGGCGTTATGCCGGAATCCGCCGCCAGGCCCTGGAAAGAGACGGAACAAGAAGCTGCGGGATAATCCAGCACATCATCCAGTTGTGGGGCTCCGGACGTTCCGGTAGCCCCGTCATATTTGGCCGTCCCGGCTGTCCCCGGCTCCACCAGGCTGCCGTCGGACAACAAGACGGCCTTCCACTCCGCCGACCCGTCGGCCTGACTCTTGGTGTTGTCTGCTGCGTTATTGTTCTGCAGCACTTGGATCTCCCCGTTCTGCAGGCGCAACCCACCGACCCATTCCCAGACATTGCCCACCAGATCGCTTATGCCACTGACGGAATTGTCATGCCTCCAGCTCACCGGCCCGGAGCCAGTCAACGTCGCCGGGTATCCGGTCGTCACACCTGGAGCGGCCTTGTCGATCCGCCGCCCGGATTCATATTTCAGATCATAGGCGCGCCCATAGTCGGTATTCCCGCTCGGTTGGAATCCATTCTTCCAGCTCCACAAGGCAACCGCTGCCCATTCGGCATTCGTCATCAAGTGCCATCCAGGGCCTTTATCCTTGCAATACGTCAGAGCCGAGTCGAAATTTAAATTCCTATCAGGGACCATGCCGGGGAGCGACAGGGCGCGGCTGCCCCTGACCGACGCCAGGTACTGGCCTATGAATATTTCCGATTTTTCGACGCCTTTCACGACGAACGCCTCGTGAGTCCCGGTCCCGAGCGAAGCGTCGATGTCCTGAACGTTGAATCTGGGAAACACGTGCATGAAGCTGGGATAGCCCTTGTCGTCATAGAGTACGGTTACCCTTCCACCGCTCGCGGCTTCCACCGAGGCCCTCAGATCGTCCTTTATAAAGATGGTAGGCATGCAATTCTTCCTTTTAAGTGCTCATTATCTGCAATATGGCCAAAGCTTCAACAGTAGCTGAGCCGGGTCCATGGCGGCGGCAACCCGTTGCGTTATAGGATCGCCGTTCTCGTCCACCCCTTCGGAGACTTCCTCATAAGTCTTCGGTGGGATAATGATCGATATCACGTAAGCTCTACCTTCCGCGGTTCCTACGACGAACGCATCCCCCTCGCGGCAAATATCGAGGCAAATCTCCTCCGAATCTGCCTGGTAATCCGAACAATCTACTGTTAAGCCGCCAACGGAAACCACGGTGCCCAACACGCTGAAGTCACACCTCTCGCCCGATCCTATAAGCTCGATTCTAGCCATTCAAAGCCTCCTCCACAACGACATTAGACATTCAGGCGTCCAACCAGATAGCGGCACACCACGCTGTCTGCGATTCCGCTATAGTAAATCTTAAATCCATTGCTCAGGCGGTCCTGCACCAAAAAGTCCCGCCCCCCTGGTTGAGGCCCCACCCAAGAAACAGGGTCCAGGTGCACCCTGTAATCGGCGGGCGGGATATCCTGTATGACGACAGTCCCCAGTACCGGGGACGAAACCAATATCGGCCAGTCCGCTTCCACGCGCATCACGCTTGCTAAAGTCACGGCAGCCGCCGTCGGATCCACGGTCGCGTTGTTCCCGGCGGGAATTGTTGCCGTGTAAAGGGATATCGCCCCGTCCGGGACGGATCCTCCGAGCGTCGTGATGCCGCACGTGAGTCCGGAGGCCCCTACAGACAGATAAATAGTGCAGGTCTGCGCCGAAGTCCCTCCATTGTCCGGAAGGGTCGCGGCCCCGGTCACACCCGATACCGGGTAAGCCCGCCCCGCGGCGAAGGCCGTCCCCGATGCCAGATTGACAGTCCTGTCCGAGCCTGATTTGCTGACGGCGCACCCGCTGATAACCCCTCGATTCACGAAAGTGACTACCCCTTCCTGCAGCCGAAGTTCTATTGTTTTTTTGTGTTCCTTTTCGGCCAGGGCGATCCTTTCCAGCATGGCCGTCACCAGAAAGTGGCTCCCCCCCAGGTAGGAATCCTGACTGTCCTCATCCAGCCCGATCCGATCAAATGTATCCTTTAAATAATCCACGCTGGCCCGAAGCGAATCTTGAGCCTCAGGTATTTTGTATCCTCTTGTCGTGAGAATCATTCATGTCCCCCCCAAAGCCATCATGCAATGGTTGTCCTCAAGTTCTTGGCCGCGGGCCGCGCCAACCCGGTGGCATCCGAGGAGATGAGCTCGATCTTGATCCGTGATGCCGAAACGCCTGGCGTTGCGGCATACTTCATTTGCATCCAGCCGTCCCCGATGGGCGTTCCTCCGCCAACATCCCGCGTAACGGCGGCCCATGCCGATCCATCCCAATAGTAGACGTCCACGTGAGTGCCTTCCGGCTCGTAGATATCCAGCAGCACCGTCATGACGGTGCCGTCCAGCGCGAACTCCCTCGATATATAGGTGGAGGGGAGATCGATGTTCCCCCATCCGAGCTGCACGTCCCCGGCCACCCTTGGCGATATATACGAATTGTTGGAGGTCAGCGTGGCGCGCACCTCCACGCTGCCCGTGTATTTGGATATGGGTGTACGGACGAATGGATACAGCACCACCTCTTCATTGTTGCGGTTGATCAACACGGCCTTGAAGCTGACTCCGGTGCCGGCCACGATCTCCGTCGAAGCCAGCAACGCCAGGTCCGTGGCGTCGGTCACGGCCGTGGTCCCCAGGCTCACCTGGTTCGAGGCCTGGAATGATGCCCTTTTGAGTATAAATGAGAGGTCCTCCGTCTGAATCGGGGACCAGGTGGAACTGTTGGCCGACTGCAGCAGCACTCCGACATCGTAGGCCTGCTTCGTAAGCCACCTATAATTGACCAGGTCCCATTTCCCCAATTCGGCCACGCGCACCTTGGCATTCGTATCCGGGCATTCCACGACGATGGCGTATTCCTGCCCGGCCCCCAACATCACCAGCCGATCCATGGGGAAAGGGATCGCCACCCCAGTCGTTATTTGGTCCGGATACAGCCTGGATCTGGCCAGTACTTTTTTGCGGTCGGGCATACCCACCTGAGTGCTACAGATGAGTACATCCACAAATGTCGTGGGCTTGACGGTGAACCACAGGGAAACACTGCTGACGAAATGGTCGTACTGTAGCGTGAAGGTCTGGGCCAATGGTTCGTTCCACGCCAGCCACCAGAACCACGGAAATAACGGAGGCGTTGGAGGCCGCACCACGATGGTGCGCACCACGGCCATCGCCGTGAAAACGGCTTCGCCCGCGACTCCCGAAACGGCCCCGACGGCGCGAATGTACTTGGCCCCGGCCCTGATTCCCGCCGGGACTGTGAATGTAGCGGAAATCACCCCCGAAGAATTGGCGATGGCGCTGCCGGCGGCAATCCCGTCGAAGGTGATGTTGACCACCTCGCCGGCGTTGAACTTGGACCCGGATATGGTGAGAGATATGGCCGGGATGATGGCGTTGTCATCAGTGGATTCCGTGCCGATCCCGCTGGAAACGTACCGTGTCGAACTGATCCACCGGTAGCTGTTAGGTGACACGGTGATCTGAGCCGGAGGCGGGTCGGACCAGGTGAATTCATCGATCTGCCGCGCTTTGGTATAGGCGTTCTGGTTGATCGCCGTAACCTCGGAATAAGGCAGGAGGATGTCGCTTCCGGTCCTTATGCCGGCAAAAGTCCAGTCCACTCCAGGGATGAGAGTCTGGCTTTCAACCAATGCATTCTGCGCCTGCCCGAGATCCCGCATGTCGTCGTCCAAAAACGGATCGACGAAAAGGTTTTTTGCCACCAGGGTGGGGTTGTTGGTTCTGGCATCTTCTTTAAGCGCCAAGTAGGCCACCGTGGCGTCCAGATTGTTGATGCGCGACAAAATAGAATGGACATCGCTCATCCTGTAAGCCCGGTAGGCATCGTTGGTGAGGACCGGGTCCAGGCCGTAAGCCACTCTCACCGTCGCCAGAGACAACCCTTCCGACGTTGTCTGAGCCGACGGGATTTCGTTCGCAACACCTCTCAGTACAGTCAGGGATCCGCTCTTGAGCAGCACTATACGGTCGATCCTGGGAAGATAATAGTGGTAATCCACATTAAAGACCGTGCCCGTCTCAAGTCCGGCAATATTGATTCCGGTCCTGTCTTCGGTGATGGTAACCTCGTCAACCACTTCATCCTGGTACAGGTATTTGACCGTATAGGTGCTTCCGGGCGCCGGTTCCGACCCTGCCGACGACCAGTTGAGGGTATTGCCCACCACGGTGAAATCCGCCCCGTTCACGTAAGGCGTCTCGCCCTGCTTGACCTCGCTCACGCTCACAACCGGCTGATCGGGCAGAGTGTCCGAACAGCCTGAATAGCTGCCGTGAGTGATGGTCCGCGTGACTTCCTTGATGCCCACCACGCGGGAGATCGCGGCCACCGGTGCATTGAACAGCGTATAGGCCCCATCTGCATCGAACAGGTGGGGCTCCGAAATGACCTCCCGCGTGTCCAGCCCGTAATCCACCCTTACGGGCTGAGCCGCCTGGAACGTGACTTCATACCCATCGACGTGGGCTATTCCTTCTCTCACGGACAGCACGTGCTGCTGCCCGACGGCGTCGTCATAGGCGTGAGTGACCGTCATGCCGCTCACCACATAATGTCCGTTGGCTGCCAGGTCATAGCGAGCCAGCAGCTTCATGGCCCCGTCCAGGTCCGAATCCGGGACTATAGTCGCTTGCGGCACGCCGTCCATCAGCTCATAAATGGGATAGAATTCCTCATCCGCAGCGAGCACATCCGAATCCAGCGCCCATCTTCCGGTCACCTGGAGCCTGGCGGCCCCTGGTTCGTTGTAATTGCGGGTGTTCACGGCCGGGTCACGCAGGGACCCATCGTCATCCTCGGCTTTCACGACCGACAGGACCGCAACCCCTATGGAGCATAACCCAACCGTGGAGATGATTAGCGTCGCGGCCGGAACATCCACGGCGTAGCCGCTCACCCATATGACGCTCTCGCCCAGCCTGGCCTGGTCCCCGGAAATCAGGATATTCCCGCCTCGCATGAGCTTTCCGTTGCCATATAACCCATCGATGCATTGCCTCAATTCATGGCGCATCGCTTCCTGCATTTCATTGAGCTCCCGGGACTGGAGCCCCTTTCCGGCGCGAAACAGGAGCTTCTTGTAAGCCTTCTGCGCGTCGAAAAGATCATAATAACCCGCCGGCATGGTCGGCATCGCACTCTCCTTCAAAACCCTTCTGTGAGGCTGTCCATATGCTTAACTGAACCGTACTAGAACGTGATCACATACTCGAACATTTCGCGCGTGGCGGGGTTCCTTGCAAACGGCGCCACATTTTCGGCCATGAACAGTATCCCGGCGTTGCCTATTTCGGAAGGAAGGAGGTACTGCTTGTCCGGAGCCACGCCTTCGGCCGGGGTAGTTCCCATGAAGATACCCAACTGATAAATGATGTCCGTCGGGGCGTCGTCGGCATCGAATTTGAACTGCAGATACAGGTTGCGCGTGGGCGTGTCCGTGGAACTCCACTTGGTCCCGTTGGCGATGATCGACCCGTTGGGGTCCTCTACGGCGTAGGTCTTGAGCGTCACCAACCTCCGCCCCTTCTCGAGCTCCAGCGCGTGCCGAAGCGCCAGGCTCACGCGGTAGCGGTACGTCACCTGATAGGTCACCCCTGTTTCCGGCTCGGCCCCCGGCAGCTCCCAGTTCACCGCATTGCCGGACAACGCGTAGTCCGTCCCCTGCAAATATGTCGTTACGCCGGCCACGACGGACACGATGCTGTCCACCGGCGTCTTGGGCAATGCATCCAGCCCGCCGGACGCCCCCTTGGTCAGGGTCGCCGTTTCCGTCAGCAGCACATAATCCGGGGGCGTCTCCTCGATGGTCCATTTGTCCGGGTAATCATCCGGCAAACCGCCCCAGGCCATATGAAACGTTTCATCGAACAAGGCCTGCGCCAGGCTCGTATGCCCATCCTCCACCATAATCATGTTCATGTTTGTCTATCCTTTATAATAGGAAATCACCATGTCGAGTGAGTCATGCGACCAATTACGGGCCCGCCGTCCCACCCTGCGAATTCATCCCACTCCCCGGCCCACGACCTTTCATCCGGCACCGATACGCCCTCCACGTTCCACCTGTCCCGGGAAGTCACTGAACCCGAAATCCCTGGGTCAATCAGACCGGTCGTCCACACCAGATTACCCTTCGCTATATCCACCCCCGTTGCGATCGCCTCGGACCGGTCATTCCAAAAGAACTCGATGATGGGCGCCAAATAGGGAGGCTCATCGCCGGAAAGGATCGGGAACCCGTCCGGGACGGAGGCATATTCCCACTCCCAAATGAAGCCCTCGCCGCCGCTCAGCGTGCCCCATTCATCCAATACCTGCTGACACTTGAAGGTCCGCCACCAGCAGGTTTCAGAAGGTGGAAGATCCACCACCGAATCCACCGGCCTCAGTGAATATCGCGTTCCCACCGGATTGAGCAATGGAAGGCTTTCGTCCAGGATGGACCAGTCCAGCCAGTCGCTGTACACGGGCATCCAGTACATCCGGTCGCTGGTCCGGCACGGAGAAAGTATCGCCTCGTCCATAAGGGCAACGTCGGTAGCCCTCCGCGCGAAGCACCATTTCACGCCGCCGTAAAGCCAGCCGAACACATCCGAAAGGCAGTCGCGGGACAGCTCGGAGTAGTCGAGCACGAAGCGTCCGGAGCAATCCGGCATGCGCACCGAGGATATCCAGCTCCGAGCGGGCTTGAAGGCGCCGATGAGATCCAGCAACTCTTCAAAAACGGCCCCGGGTGCTTCCTCCAGCACCACATCGAAGAAATATGGCGGAAGGGGAGGGTTGGTCTCCTCGCCCTCCATCACCATTCCCTGGTAGCCAGCCAGATCCAGCACCAATTCCACACCGGAAGCCCTTCCGCCCTTCAGGTAGAAGAGATATGCGTAGGTCGTCAGGTCCCGAAGGCTTTGTGTATTACAGGGCATCCGGTACCACCGGCGGATGGCCCTGCCCGAGGCATGGGCCTCCACGTAATCATTCAGACAGCGCTCCGTCAAAAACTGGTCCCGAAGCCAGAACAAGATGTCCCTGGCTGCGTCCAGCCCGCCGGCCCCACTCCTGGCCAGCAATGAAAGAGCCCCCTCCCGGATCAGAGGCCATTTCAGACCATTTTTGAAGTAGTCCCAAAAAAGACTCATGGCTCGCTCGCCCACATCGCGGTCAGCTCGATGCCATCCAATACCGCCAGCCCGGAAGCGGGGACAGTCACATCTCCGGCCGGTTCACTCCATATCACGCGCTTTACGCCGGCAACACCCATGGCGCACGCCGTCAGACGGTCAAGAATAATGTCCTCCCCGATTCCGATGGGAGCCGTCCCTGCCGGGTCAAAGAGATCGGCGATCCGGGCGCGGACCGCTTCCGCCACTTGCTCCAGCACGCCTCCGGACACTTCGAGCTCCCCTCGTATCGTCACGGAAACCGGTTCCGGCCCCTTCACCTTGACATCGTCATTGATAGGCTTGTTTTTTAAGACGACAGCTTGCACATTCGCCAGCAATTGCTCCGTTGGAATTCCTGCCGAACCGCGCACGATCACATCCACCGTCCCCGGCCCGCGCGGATGATTGTCCAGGATGGTGCATCCCACCACTCCGGTCACGCTCATCGCCCACGATTCGTAGGCGTATCTGGTCGCCCCGTTCACGTCCATCCAGGCCAGCCGGTAACGGGATCTCATGGCTTCGTCGCTCTCGTCGTCAATCCCTTCCGCGGTGATCCAATCGGAACGGTTGGTCACGGTCTCCACGCCGGGGATATGCGTCGTTATCTCGCGGATCGCGCCGGCCGCTACATTGCTGCTCGCTCCGTAGCTTTCCGCCGTTATCGGGGCCTCCACCTCAGTGGCCCCGTCCTGGAGCACCACGTCCTCGGTAGTGACGAAACGATACACGTTCCCGAGCCCATCCGGGAGCGTCCGCACGATGCGCCCGGCCGGAATAAGCACATTCCCGCTCGTTCCGGAGCGCCCGAAAACCACTTTCCCGGAGGTCTTGGTCTTCGCCTTGCGGTAAACTCCCACCTGGGCGCAATGTAGATCCAGCCATTTGCCCGTGGCCGTCTCGGGGAATGCCTGCCCGAGGACGACCACCATGAACCGGTACAAAGCGTACAGTCCCCAGGCCCACAGCTCCACCAGGCCGCGCACGACCCCCTTGTTGAGGTTCAGGGCGGAGGGCATCCAGCCCTTTTGAACGTACTCGGCCTGAGTGGCCTCGAGCCTCCCGAAGAGGTCGGAGCGCACATCGTCCAGGGTCTTCTCAATCGGTACGGACATCGGCCACCACGCTTTCCAGTATCGAACGGTCGAAGGTCATTACCAGGTGTTCGGGATGTGTCTGACCGATCAGGCGAAAGGTAGCGCTCAGCACGATCTTTTCCTCATCCCACGAGACCACCCCGCAGGTCACGCTTAGGGGTTCCACAGCCGGGTCCTCGGAGATGCGCCTGGCCGCCTCGGCCTCCAGCGCCATGCGGGCGGCTGCGGTATTTTCATCGTGCACGAACAGATGTATATCGCTGCCGTATAGAGTGTCGTAAAACAGCGTCCCGAGCGGCGTATACAGCCGCAGACGCACCTCCTGCAGCGCTGTCTCGATCCCAGTTGTCAGCACCAATTCCCCCGCGGCTGTGACTACGGCACACAACGAGTCATTTAGCGCGATATCACGCCCGAACAGATCCTCGGCACTCATGCCCTGCCCTCAGTAATTTCTATCATTGGCGATGATGCGGAGTTGCGGCACAATCACTCCAGCGGAAGTAACGGTAACGGAATGTTCCACCCGGCAGTTCTCCTCGGACAGAGCCTCTTGTATTTTTTTCTGCGCCCTGCTCTCCCGCTCGGATCTATCCAGGTCTATAAGCTCTATTGCTTCTCTTATGACGTCCTGGGATGATTGCATCGCTGCCTCCTCGCCTTTCGTTATGATGCATTGAATCCTGCAGTCACGTGCTGCGCTATAAATGTATCCAGTTTGGTCCTGATGTCGGCCACGACACCAATTATTGAGTTGATGCTTCTGGTCAAACTTCGGAAATTGTTTCTGATTGCGGTCTTTGTGTCGTCCGTCCAGTCGGCACTAATATTCGTTAGCGTATCGCCAGGAGTGCCAAATGGACATGTCAGACTGTACATTTCGGCCGATGTGAGCGAGATCTTCGCCTGACGCATGAACCGAATGATATCGCCATTTCCATTGATGCAGGACGCCGTATAGACGCCGTTCGTCAAAGAGGTGAAGAATCCGCTGTGGCCGGCGCGAGTGCTGACCGGATTGATTCCGTACTCGAGAAACACCGCCCCGCTACATTGTACACTCGGTCCCTGTCCTGACGTCCCTATATTGAGGTTGCCGCACGTCGTAAAGGTAGCGACGCGCCTTGCGCCCACAGGACCGTCGTTGTCCATGCGAGTCTTGATCTCGATCCTGGAGCCTCGTCTGAGATCAGTGGTTCCCTCCATCACGATTGCAAGGCCGGCCTGACGTCGGAAATCGTAGTCGGTAATAAGATTGTATTTTGCCACTCCTATAATTTCTGCAATGACAGCACCAGCGGCATTTACATCGCCTGCCAACTCAATCAACAGGCTACCGTTACTGGACAACGTTGCCAGAGCATTTTCACCCAGTATGTTCGCCGGACTTGTCCCGACCGCGATTTTTGAGCCGTCCATCCCGAGACATACCTGCCCCTTCGTGTAATGCGATGTCGAGTTCAAGACGAGATTGCCTCGAGCATTGATTCCACCATAGAGCGTTTGCTCGTTTGCTCTGCCCGCCAGGAGCGGCAGATCCGTCACATCATATCCGTCCAGCAGATCAGCGTTCAGGCCTGTGATGAGTTGGCCGCAGCCATTGGCCCCCAATATAAAAGGAGCTGCAGGCGTTGCCGGGTTGAACGTATGCACCGCAATGATCGTGCCGCCCGTGTAACGCTGAACAAAAGCCGTGGAATCCAGTCCGTTCAGGGTACTGGCATCCACGGTCCCGGCGACGACCGACTCAGCCGTGATACCCCCCGAAATCTCCAGACTCTGGGCAGTGACCGTGCCGCCGACCGCGGCATCGCCGAGGATTTCAGCTCCGTGGCCCTCCACTCTGAGCCCGTCCCGGAGCACAACAGCCCCGGAAATATCCATCCCGCCACTCAGAACCTTCAGCGAACCGTCAAGCTCGGCTCCGCCTCCCAAAACCTTCAGGGGAGCAGCCGTGATACCCCCCGAAATCTCCAGACTCTGGGCAGTGACCGTGCCGCCGACCGCGGCATCGCCGAGGATTTCAGCTCCGTGGCCCTCCACTCTGAGCCCATCCCGGAGCACAACAGCCCCGGAAATATCCATCCCGCCACTCAAAACCTTCAGCGAACTGTCAAGCTCGGCTCCGCCTCCCAAAACCTTCAGGGGGCCACCAACCACGGTCCCGTCAGCAGAGATGGATATACCCATTGCTCACTCCGTTTTATTCCCCATCAACCATCAACCCTTACCCCAGGTCTATCCGTGGGGCGCTGCCCGTGATCCTGGACGCACTGCTGATGCTGATGTCGCCGTTGGAGTTCAGGTTGACACTCCCCGCAGCCATTATTTCCGACGGTCCAGTTGTCTGAATCTTCGCATTCGAAGCCTTGATTTCGGCCATTCCCGCAGCCTCCACCTTCACGTTCTGAGCCTGAACGATCCAGTCCGCCGTGGTTGTCTGGATGATGCGCTTTTCGCTGTCGATTTTGATGAATACTCCGGGTTCCAATTGGAGGACCCACTCATGGAGGCTAACTTGAGGAGCATGATTGCCGTACCACCTCACGTGACTGATAAAAGGATAATTCGGGTCGCCGTCGCAATAGCTCACCACCACATATGTCCCGACCTCGGGAGGACATACCATGCCGCGATTCGCACCACCCCACAGCACTGGGATTTCCACCTTGGGGATCACCGGCTCGTTCGGATCTGCCGATTCGTCGTTACGGAGCAGCTGAACGTCCGCCCAGTACGAACCGTCCGACGCGTAGGTCGCCGTAATTCGCCCTTTCCTCGGCATCCGGTAGTAATGGCGCAGGTCCGGCTTGCTCAGCTCCACGCCGCGCTTCAGCACCCAATTAATGTCTTCCATATTCCACCCCCTGCGGGTGATACCATATAAGGGTGCGGGCCGTATCCAGAGTGAAGAGATGCCGGACGATCTGGGCACGGAATTGACCATCTATTCCCCGGCGAACGTCCTTCAGAGAGAAAACCATGCTGTCTCTGAACCTGGGGATCAAAAAGGTCTCGACGCGGTTCAATCCAGCCGCGTCTCCCGCCGGGAGATGAGCAATCAAGGCCCCGCCGGTCGCTATATTCACCTCCGGACCCTGTTCGTCGAAGTCTCCCCAGTTCACCTTGCCCTCGTGGTCCATCCAGAGCGCCCAGCGGCTCATATCGATCCCGAACGCGCGCAGGCACGTGGCCTCGCACTGGACCGCCACCTGGGCAGCCGGGATATTGGAGGCCACGAACCTCGGGAAGACCACTCCCGGGGAATCCACGCGCCCCACGGGCAGCCCGCTCTGTGCTATGGCCGCCCGGATAATGGCCTCCGGACTTTCATTTATCCAGGATTGCCGGATAAGCGTCATAGACAGCGGTTTTTCCAGTCCGACCGCGCCGATGTGGACCTGATCCTTGGTCCCGTGCTTTATCCAGGCCACCGTACCGCTCCAATTCGTAACGGGTTCGTCACGATAGGCATAAAGCAGCTCGACGTTATCCCCCTCTTTCACGGCCCGGAACTGTTCGCCCATGGCATCGGGCAGCGTGATCCCGCACCGGCTCAGGGGTGCGTGACGCCTGAACTCCACCCACACCCGGGGACACCGGATAAAAATATTCCCGCCGATCGTGATCTTGGTCCATATCCCCGCCGACATGATCCCCCTCTCAATACTCCACATCCACCCATATCTTATCCAGCTCAGGACTAGATGCAGGTTGAGAACCGGATGTTGCCCCATAGGCATTGCCTATGGTCTTGTTTAAGACTTTGTCCGGCTTTACAGGCTGAGAGGTCGCGCTGACAGTAGCCACGGCCCTGGACTCAACGGCAACGATGGCCGGCCTGTGCTCCCGAAACTTTAGCGAAACCTCCAATACGTCTTCCATGTCGTCTTCACTTGAAGAAAGAGTCTCGAAAACCACACGGTCGATACCTCGCGCCCTCAGATGTCTGTTGACGACCGTGTAAATCTTGGGATTTACACCGTTGTCCGCCCCCCTGAATATTGCGTTGATCCGATCCAGGCGATCGTAGCAAGTGGCCGCTGCATCATTGATCAACACCAGGTCGAACTGGACGGTGGCGTCTTCCCACCCCATGGGGGTTTTCACACGGCCGCTGAGCCCGTCCTGCTCCGCATCGTCGTACCTGACGTCCTGGTTGACATTGGACTGAACCAGAATCCCGTCGATCCGCTCACCATCGAGGAATACCTCCCCGTCCTCAAAAACGATATATCCGTCATAATCCGGCACAACCCATGTTCCTTTCAGCTCGCGTCGAACTGTTCCACATAGGCCTTGAGGCGACTCACGAATTCACTTCCGTTTTGGACCTGGGGCAACTGCACTGTCAGGTTCTGAATTATGATGTCCCGCTTTGGTTTTGCCCAGCCGGCGACCGCACCATCCGGGATGGTCCGCTTCACGGTTCGCGACTCGTCGAGTCGCCCACCCCTGTCCAATGGGGGGATCGAATATCCGGGATCGTGCCATTCGGGCAATACAGTGTCGTAGCGGGCTATTCCGTTGAGCTCCGGAAGCATTGGAGACCGGAGGGGAACAACGTCGTAGCGGGCCATTCCGTTGAGCTCCGGAAGCATTGGAGACCGGAGGGGAACAACGTCGTAGCGGGCCATTCCGTTGAGCTCCAACGGCTTTGCAGTCTGCGGCAGTGCCGCAACATGCTCCACCTTTATGACGGGGGATAAGGTCAGAATCTCCGAAACCGCCCCGGCCATGGCCCCTGAAACGGAATCCTTGAAATCCGACGCCCCAGCATTGACCCCATGTCCCAAGGTGAGCATGATGGCCATGCCCGAAGCGGTCAGCCCGGCGAGGGGACCCTCTTTGGCATCACTGAACGGAAGCAGTTTTCGCACGTCGGCAAAGGCGCTCGATACCGCGCCCTTGAGCGCTGCGAACTTGCTCTTGATCCCATCGATAATGGTCCCGATGATGCGTGCCCCGGACTCGAACAGATTGATCGATCCCAGGTAATCCATGACCGCATTGAACCCGGACCGCAGCCATTCCACCGGGTCCATGTTCTGAAACGCCGCGGCCAGCTCATGAATCATGCCGATCACTTTTCCCACAACCGACATCAGAAGCCCTACCACGCTCACCATGACGCGGGCCATGAGGCCTTCCACCCAATCGGACAGGGAAAAGGCCTCCCATGCCTGCGCTATGCTCGATGCCGCATCGCTTATCCACGCCACCACGGTCCGCACGGCAGAGGCGATCTCTTTGAACTTTACCACGACCCAGCCCGCGGCCGTTCCAATGGTCGATCCGAGCACATTAATGATGGCGACCACATCGGTGACTGCGTAGACGATTACCGCAAGCACTCCGGCAAGGAGCGAAAACGCTCCGCCAACCAGGGTCCCGACCACCTCGCCAAGGAGCTGCCAGGCGCTCGTATCCGTGGATGCTGCGGACCCAAAGAGCCAGGCTATCACATCCATTATCAGATTCACCACGGGACCCAGGGCCGTGATCAGCCCATCGACGGCGGGCGCCAGTACACTCATCGCCATGTTCCATCCTGTCTGCAGTCCCTCCCAGATCCCGACAAACAACGCCTTGACGCGGGCCACGACCTTCGAAACGGTCGTGACCAGCCCTTCCAGGCCAGCCGCCTTGATATCTTTGGCCAGGTCTCCCTCGATGGTTCCCACCGAACCTTTCAGGCTCCCGAAAACCGCTATCACGCCCCGCACCACGAGCGATATTTTTTGATACCATCCGCTCACCGTGTCGGCGATCCCTCCGAGGTTGTTGCGCCAGGCGACATAAACAACGGCCACCGCTGCGGCAAGCGCCAGAATGGGCCATGCCAGCGCAGCCATGGCACCGCCAACCGCGCCTAAAGCCGACACGAACACCCCCCATACCCAGCTCGCCGCCCACACGGCTCCTGCAATCGCAGTCACCCCAACTACCACCGCCGACAGATAAGCTACTATGCGGATCAGCCACTGCCCCAAAGGGTTCTTGGAGAGCGAGGTCAGCACATTAATCAGCCGGGTTGCAGATTGAGCGGCGTCTTTAAGCTCTCCCAGAAAGACCGATCCCATCACGATTTGCAGCGTCTCCCAGGAGCCGGAAAGGTTCTGGATCTCCCCTTTGAGGTCGTCCAGCATTCGTGCTGCAGTCTGTGCAGCCGATCCAGTGCTGTTCTGGATCTCGCCCGCAAACGTCCTCACCTTGTCGATTCCTGTGTTGAGCAGAGCGTTTACGGCATTGATCGCATCGTCTCCGAATATCTTCTTGAGCTTCTCAGCCCTGCTTGCCGTGCCCACTCCAGCCAGTGATGTTTCGAGTTTCCGCAGGATATCGAATATGGGCAGCATATTTCCGGAGGCATCCTTTACCGCAACGCCCATCTTGGCCAGAGTCTTTGCGGCATCCCCGGTCGGCCCCTGCAGTCGCAGCATCATGGTCTTGAGTTGGGTCCCGGCCTCGGCCCCCTTGATCCCCATGTCGCTCATCTTGCCGGCCATTGCCGATAGCTCTACCAACGACACATGAGCGGCTGCAGCTGTGGTGCCGGCATTTTTCAGGGTCTGACCCATTTGGGTCACATCAGTGCTGGCCGCATTGGCTGTCTTCGACAGCACGTCGGCGACCATACCCATATCACTGGCGCTGAGCCCGAAGGTCTTGATCGTATCGCTCGCTATTTCTGTGGCCTGGGCTAACTCCAGGTCTCCGGCCGCGGCCAGGGAGAGCACGCCGGGCATGGCCCCGATGATCTCGCTCACCGCAAACCCTGCCTTGGCTAAATCCTCCTGGGCTCGCAGTGCCTGTGCAGCACTAAAGGCTGTGGCAGCTCCCAGGTCTAGGGCCGATTGCTTCAGTTTTATCATTTCTGACTGCGTGGCATCGCTCACAGCAGCCAGGCGGCTCAGGCCATGCTCGAAGTCCATGGCCACGTTCACGGCTTTTCCCATTCCGAGGAGGACACCAGAGGCGGCTGCAGCAACCGGCATCATCGATGAGGCCAGGTTTCCCATGCGCGTCGCAAGCGAAGTCGCAGCCGCACCTGTTCTGTTCAGATCCGAACGAATATGGCGAAGCGGACCGGTAATCATGTCCACCAGGCTCATGACCGCCTGAACTTCAAACGCTGCGTCCATTCACATCCTCGGAAATTTGATCATTTTTACGCAATTATCTTGACCCGTTCACCCGCTCTTCGATCCACAGTGCTTCAGCCGCCTGCTGCATGAACTCTATGGGATCATCGGACGGTTCCCTGTGAGTCCAGTAGCGGATGAGCACACCGAGTTGACGCAACCCGTTTAGCGACAGCGCTCGGCGTTCCGCCTCGATCACTTTCCCAGACTGCCGAACCCCATTCGCTCAAATATCTCGTTAGCGAATGTCGTCGCAACGCCAGGATATTGCTCCAGATGCTCCCTCAGCGACGCCTCATCATCGGGGCACACGCACGCCAGCAGGAGATTCCGGAACGATCGCAGCGGAGACTTCGCAGCTTCCAGGGTAGAGCGGGAGAGGTCCGATACGGTCGGCTGACGGAATCGGCACTCGATGCGCATCTGCTCTCCGGCGAAATTCCGGAACTCCGAAACCAGAACAATATATCCTTCCTGCTTCTCACTCATTTCTTCGCATCCTCTCGTTCATTATTGAACCTATCTGCCCATCGCTCCGTCGCGGCCCGCCTTGTAGGCCGCCTTGCCGTTCCATTCGATGGGCGACAGAATGACGATATCGAGCTTCGTCTGCCCGGAATTCTCCTCGCCCTGCTTGGCGCTGTTGTCGCGCTTGGTGATATGGCAGTCCTTCAGCACATCCGTTATGGTCGCCTGGTCGTGGTTGGCATAGGAAACCACCACAGTGAAGGTGCTCTTGGTGTAGAAGCTCCCGCCCAGCGCCTTCTGGAGCCGGTCCGCCTCGTCCTTGTCGAGCGTCAGGCTCCCCGATGCTTCGTAGTTCTTCCGCCCATAGCCCCGGGGAATCGACCCTCTCCCGTATCTCGCTTCGATCGGGCGCTCGTCGGAATAGCTCACTTCCTGCACCCCGATCACGATCCCGTGGGGCATGACGATTTCCACGGATTCCCAGTCGTATTGATTGCCATTGATCATCTGTTATTCTCCTCAACCCAGCCCGCCCTCTCGGCCCGGTAAGCCTTCCTGCGGGCCTCAATTACGCCTTGCATCAGGCCGCTTCCTCCTTTAGACGAGGATCAAACCTGCTTCCGGCATACACGTAGCTCGCATACAACTTGATGGTCCGGATGATGGGTATTCCGATCAGCGTCACCTCCACCGCAACGCCGTTGTTGACGATGTCCTGATTCCCAGGGATGTGCACCACATGTGCCGCCAGCTCCTGGGGAATAGCCGACGTCATGGTGTCGAGGGCATTTTCGAGGTTCGCCTTGAGGTAGGCCAGCCCTGGAGCATCCGCACCGAGCAGCACATCACCGGCTTCGTCATACATGGATTTAAGCGCCTGGATACGCAGCAGTCGCACGGCTTTGAACACCACCCGGAGCACCTCCAGGTATTGGTAATCGCTCGTCACGTCGGCCAGGGTCTTGGCATCACCCCAATAACACGATGCCAGGCTTGCATAGCGCTTGGCCGTCACGTAGCCGGCGTCTTCGAGCGTGGATTGCATCGACTCCGTGTAGAGATCCGGGAGTTTTAACTGAGAGATTCCACCGTCGCGAACGCGCCCGATGGCTCTCTGCACTGGAATGGACAGCAGCCGCCCGACCATCAGTCCACCTGCATTCCGGGTGAGACTCAAACCACGGGTGTCGCTGATCTCACCGAAGGCAGAGCATACGGACACAAAACGGTGAGCATAGCCGGCTTTCTCCGCAACCAGCGATGAAACCCAGTCGTCAAGCGTTTCGTTGGGGTAAGGGAGCCGAGCCTCACAAGTGAAAAACGTTGGGCGATGCTTGTTCCACTGGCTGTCGGCCAGGGTTCCCAGCACGGCCCAATCAGTTGAATTGGACGCGCCCACCACGTGCACGAACTCTGGATCCACGAGATGCAGCGGTTGCTCAATGGCGTCCACCACTGTGGATATGGAAGCAACAGGAGCCAAGAGACTGAAGGAGTACACATCACCGGCCACCAGATCCGGGCTGTCAGGCACCAGGATGGTTGCGCCCGTGCTCCCCACCGCCACGATCCCATCCAGGGGGACCGTTCGTTCCGGAGCGTAAGTGTCGCCGCCGTCCAGGCTCAGGCGATACGTGGCGGCGTTTCTCGCTCCACCGGTTACCACCCGGAACAACACTTCGCCTGCGCACTTCACGGTCCCCGATACCGTCACGTCGGCACCGGTCCCCGTCTTTGAGACAGGGCCTATTGACGTTTGCACCGTTACGGCATAGGTATCGTCCACCACATGAGTTCCGGAACCCAGGATGAGTGTCACTCCGGACGTTCCCAGGGCTATTGTTCCTCCGGAATCCGTTGTGGCTTCGTCCCCCCAGGTCACTCCGCCATCTTCCGACAGTTTGTACTTGGCCGTGCCTAACGCACCACCCACTGTTATCTTGACCACAAAATTGCCATTTTGCGCCGCAGTGCCGGTCGCAACGGCCTCGGGACCAGTACCGACGTGCTTGACCGGCGTAATGATCCCAGAGGCACTTCCAGTCACGGGAACGGCCAGCACTGTCGCCTCCTGCCCCATGGTCGAGAAAATATCCCCCAGGCAATCTACGAGCGGTCCTTGGCCGAGCAATCCCTCCAGGTTCGAGCTCTTCCCCAGATAATAGACTTTCCCCGGCACCCCGAGCGAGCACACCCCGACAACCATCGCCTTCCCGGATATGTCGCCCGGCACCAGCCCGCTGGTCCCATCCACAATAAATTCAAACACATCACGCAATGCCATGAACTACGCTCCTATCGGCCGGCCGTCGAATTCCACTGCGGCCCTCAGGAAATCCTTCTCGGTTACCGATTTCCCTGGAGCCCACTTCTGATGACGCATGATGCCGGCAAGCTTCCACTTTCTAACCCCAAGCCGGGCCGCCAGCTCCTCCACCGGAATCAGATCTTCCATGGTCCGGGCGGTACGATCCTTTGCCATTACCATCCTCCTCTCTCCTAATTCATCGATACCTTGAGGTTCTTTCCAGCCGCGAAGCGGACCACGCGCCGGGACGGAATACTGATGGCTTCCCCGGTCGAAGGGTTGCGCCCCTCACGCTCTCCGAGCTCCTTGACCTTGAACGTTCCGAATCCAACCAGCGTAACGCTTCCATCGATCTCAAGCCCTTCCCTGACTCCGTCCAGAAAGGCGTTCAGCGCTTCTCCGGCCTGCGCCCTGGTGATCTTGGCCTCTTCGGCCATCTTTCTTATCAGGTCCTGTTTCGTCATAACTTCCCCCACTCCTACCATTCCGAATGCCCTTCCACCGCAACCACTGAATCCGGGCTCTCCCACGTCGCACCGTCTTCCCACCAGCCAAGCCATGACCGTTCGATGGCGGCAGATTCACTGCGGAAACGCCCGGAAAGCTCCGAGATCGGAGATGCATC